ATCGTGTTCGGCAAATTGTGATAGAATACTTCCATATGTCAAATGAAGACCTAGCAGATGATGATATTGTTGATGCAGTAGGCATTGGTCTTTGGTATTATCTAATGGCGGTTTCTCATGGCTCTTGAGCCGTACAAAGATAAGTCTTGGCTGTACGAGCACTATGTCAAGAAGAGAATGAACTTAACCGATGTTTGTAAGTTATTAAAGCAAACTTACAATGTTGAAATATCACCGCAAGGTTTGTATAACTGGTGCAAAAAATATGATTTATTAAAATTTAGAGGTAAAGGCAGAAACCTTGCTGTAACTTCTAAGAAACCAAAATCACCTATGCAGCAAGCAGCTGAGCGTAGGAAGCGTGAATTAAGAAAGCAACGAGACATTCAGAAGAAAGGTATGGGTAGATAATGCAAAGAAGTATTACGGCAGAAGATTTAGGTTTATTCGCTGAGTTGAATATTGTATATAACCAGGCTCGGGTAATTGAGGCAAACCAGAACAAGACTAGGTATAAATGTCTGGGCTCTGGGCATTGCTGCACTATTGGATTAACAATCCCGATGGCGGAATGCGCAAACATTGCTTTTAATTTGACCCAGCAATTTTATCTATATTTAGAAGATAAAGGTCATGATTATGCTAATGAATGGTTTAAGTCTGTTACTGATTCCTTAAAAGATGCAATGCATGATAAAGATCTCAAATTTGGAGGTGAAACAACTCGCAAGTGCGCTTTCTATAAAGGTGGTTGTACTATTTATGGTTTTAGACCATTAGTTTGCAGAAGCTACGGAGCATTTGTTGGAGTTGATGATGTGTGCCCTCGGGAAAGAAACATTTATGGCAATGTTGATTTCTTCTCTGGTACGCCAGTTGAAGGCATGGTTCGCCAATATCAAGATGTATTGGAAAAGTATTCAAAAGACAAAGGTGAAAATTACGATGTTGTTGTGTATATGCCTTTGGGTGTTTTAAGTTTTCTCTTAACAACGGAAGATCTTCAAGAGCTAGCGGATACTACCGACCCAAGCATTTGGCGAGCGGTTGAAGGTTGGTACAATTACAGAGTTGAATATACAAAAGTTCACGGTCTGCCATTACCTAAATTAAGATCAGCTGCCGAAAACGCAGGAAAGAAAATTGCTTTTTCTGTAGATGAGTGAAGTAGAGTGGAATGACGCAGGCTCCCATGTAGCGGGCACTGGGTACGCTGATGCTGCCTACCCTATATACGAAGCGCTATCCAAAAATGGATTGGTCTCCAAGACATATGTTGAGCATCTTGCTCCAGAAATTCCTGGAGTTGGGTATTCGTTAAGGAATACTAAGTTTACTAATCCTGTTGTTATTAATAATACACTACCTGAATATTATGTTATTGGTTCCAAGTATTCAATTGGCTTTACATATTGGGAAACCAATCGTATAAGCGATGACAGCGTTGACGGAATGAACCAGATGGATGAGATTTGGACTACATCTGAGTTTATGAAAATTGTATTTATAAACTCTGGTGTGACTAAGCCAGTGTACGCTTTCAATCTGGGTGTTAATCCAGATCTTTACTTTCCTTATAAAAGGAAACCTCATAAGCCGTTTACATTTTTAAGCATGGGATCTCCTTCAACGAGGAAGAATTCTCAAATGTCTGTTGATGCATTCATGCATCTTTTTGGTCGTGATGAAAATTATAAACTCATTTACAAATCTAATGGACCCCCAGACGCTCGTTTTCATAAAGGTACGAGCGATCAGTCATCTATTCACGGGCATCCTCGTATTGAAGTTATAGATTGGAAGTTAAGTGAAAGCCTCCTTTCTGCACTATACGATGAAGCAGACTGTCTACTGTACCCAACAAGTGGCGAAGGATGGGGGTTGATACCATTCCAAGCGATAGCAAAAGGTATTCCAACGATCTGCACTAACGCTACTGCCTGTGAAGAGTATGCAGAAATGTCTGTACCTCTAGATTACAAATGGTCTAGAAAGAACATGGATGGTGTATACAAAGATACTGGAGAGTGGGCAGAGCCAAGTTTTGATGATTTGTGTGATAAAATGTTATATGTAGTTAAAAACTATGATGATGTCTCAAATAAGACACTAGAAGGTGCTAAGTACATAAATGAGAATATGACTTGGGACAAAGTAACAAAGGACTATGTAGATAGATTATGTCAAATATTGAACATGTTAAACAAAAAAGCTTAGTAGAGAAGATTAAAGATGTTGAACAAGTAGGTCTTTTGCATGTAAAAGGTTATTCAATGAGAGAGATTTCCTCATTAATGACATTACCAATTAATGATATTAAAGATTATATAGATGAATACAAATTAATATTGAACCAAACGATTCAGGAAGATCCATTTTTTCTTGAAAAAGTTCAATTTAATACGATCAAGGCTCTTACTGAATTTGATGAACTAAGCAAGGAAGCTTGGGAAACGATTAACATAGCTACAGATAATGGAATGGTTGCTGCTAGGATTCAAGCAATTAAGCTGGCTGGGGATCTTGCTACCAAAAAAGCACAACTACACAAGCTCATGGGTGGAAATCAAACAGATGGTGAATACATTGCCAGAATGCAAAAGGCTGAGAATGTCAATCAAATTTTATAAAAAATATTAAGAGATGTTATCTCCAAGCATCCATCAATCGCAGAAGAAGTGCGTAAGGAATTAGAAATTGCATTTGAAATAATGAACGGCGGAACCACTATGGTTAAAGCTAATAGGCAGGAGATTATACAGAATGACTCAGAATTTGAGACCGATTAATTTCGCCATTGCATTTTTGTCTCATAATTTGAGACGGTTTTTTGGCGGCGTTGCATTTTTTGTCTCAGAATTTGAGACCGCTTTTTGTCGCCCTAGGGAAATTCTCTAAGTAATGTCTGATTTTCTTGGAGTCAATCTTGATTATGCAGCCTTTGATAGATTGCTTAGACAAGATGAATTTATGGAAGAACCTGTGTCCATTGAAACTTTCGTTGCTGATAAACATTACCTTGGACTCCCTCCTTTATCTGATATTCAACTTGAGATTGTAAAGCATAGCACCCAAATATTCAAAGAACACACTTTAATAAAATTATATGGCGAAGAAGAGGGAAAAGAAATTTATAAGAAGTATACAGATAATGAAGTGATTTGTATGCTCGGCAAGGGATCTGGTAAAGACCATTGTGCCCGTATATCTATGGCATATACCGTATATCTATTACATTGCCTAAGAGATCCTCTTGGATATTATGGTAAAGCTCATGGTGTTTATATTGACCTTCTAAACCTTGCTGTAAACGCTCAGCAAGCTCAGAGAGTGTTCTTTGAACCATTAAAGAACTTATTGCTATCATCTCCTTATTTTAATAATGTTGGATTTGAACCTAGAGTATCTGAAATATTTTTCTTTTCTAGACCTGTAAGATTATTCTCTGGTCACTCTGAATCTGAAGGTTGGGAAGGTTATGAAGTAATGACAGTTATTCTTGATGAAATCTCAGCCTTTAAAACAGATAGTGAATTAAAAGGTGAAGTAAGATCAAAAGGATCAGCATCTGCGATCTATAACATGAGTAAGCTATCTGTAATGTCACGATTCCCAGAGATTGGTAAAGTTATTTTATTATCATTCCCTCGCTATAAAGGTGACTTTATTCAGCAGAGATATTTTAGCTCCAGAGAAAAAAAAGAACCTAAAACTTGGTCAATTAAAGCAGCAACATGGGAAGTTAATCCAACAATTAAAAGAGAGCAATTAGAATCGGAATATATTAGAAATCCAATTGAAGCTGCATCTCGTTTTGAATGTGAACCTCCAACAATGGAAGATGCTTATTTTAGAGATGAAGAATTAGTAAGAAAAGCTTTTATATATTCAGATGACCCTATGGATGAAGAAGGTAGATATAAGCCGTGGTTTAATAATACTGATGGTCATCAAAGATTCATTCATATAGACTTAGGTTTTAAAAGAGATAGAACAGCATTGTGTATGACGCATTGTTCTGGATTTAAAGAAATAGTTACATCAATGGGTGTTGAAAGACTCCCAGTTATTAATGTTGATTTAATACATTCCTGGAAAGCTGAACCTGGTAAAGAAATTAACTTTGCCTCTGTGAGACAGCTTATCGTTGATCTTTGTAGAAGATTTAATGTTGCTCTAGTTACATTTGATAGATGGCAATCTATTGAAATGATTCAGAGCTTGAAAGCTCAAGGTATCAATGCAGATTTTCATAGCGTTAAGAAAACTGACTATGATACATTGATGACATCTATTTACGACACAAGGCTTCGTGGGTATTGGAATCATGTTCTTGTTGAAGAAGAATTGCTAAAATTAAGATTATTTAGTAACAATAAAATAGATCACCCTAATGCGGGGTCTAAAGATTTAGCTGATGCCCTTGCTGGGTCAGTGTTTAATTCTGTACAGAATATGGGTGTTGAACAAGAAGTTGAAATAGAAATATTAGGTATTGATGCCCCAGATGGTGAAGATTTTGAGGATTATGGTACAGTAACAGTATATAATCGTGATATGAATGCATATGTGCCAGGTTTTAATAAAACACAAATTCCAGTAGAGGAGGTGGGAATATGGATGGAGAATATATAGCAAATGATAATCCTGTTGATGTCAACAAGATTGTGCAAAACCTTGCTGCAAAGATAGCTGAATTGGTAGTTCAGAATGCAGTTTTGTCTGCACAAATTGAAAGCCTACTTAAAAAATCTTAAAACATTTTTAAATAAAAAACGCCCAAATGGTTGCAACTGGCATTTTTGTCTGATAACTTAATGTCAAGCCAAACGGCA